GAAGACCAAAAAAGGTCTATAATTTACCACACAGACTACCGTCCAAACTTTAAATACTACCCTTTGCCCGTGTACGTTGGCTCACTTGCTGAGATTAAAACAGATGTAAACATAGGGGACTACTGGTTAAATCAAGTTGAAAATGGATTCATAGCGGGTACGCTTGTAATTCACAAGAACGGAGTGCCAGAAACTCCAGAGGAGAAGCTAGACTTTGAGGAGACATTTGGCAAAAAGTTTGCAGGTCCAAAAGGGCAAACAATAGCTCACATATTTGCACCAAGTGGGGAGAACGCGTCTGAGGTTGTAAACCTTAACGGTAACGACTTGCACGAGCGTTATGGTGAAATGTCAAAGAGAGTGAAGGAAAGTATCTTCATAGGGCATAGAGTAACTAACCCGATACTGTTTGGAGTTAAGGAAGCAGGACAACTAGGGGGAAGGTCTGAGCTAGATTTAGCCTATGAGATATTTAATAATACTTACATCCAAGAAAGACGTAATACTTTACTAAGCACAATAAACAAACTTTGCTTTATTGACACTGGCAGAAAAGAAATAGAAATAGAGCCACTTAAGCCAGTAGATGCTTTTGAATTAACAAGTGATGTTATCATAGCTAATTTAACACAAGCAGAGATACGCGACTTAATAAACGAAAAGACAGGCTTAAAACTGCAAGAGCAAATTATAGAGCCTATAGAACCTATACAGCAATCTAAGCAATTTAGTGAGGATGACATAAGCCATCTATTTGAGAAGATAGGCGAAAGTAAAAGCAAGTTTGAAATCGTAAGAACTAAGGACATAAACTTCGACAGTGACGGTACGCCTATGGAGTTTGCCGTAGGCATTAGTGAGCTAGGAGGTTTTATCTTAGCAAGCATATTTAACAACCCACTAATAACAGCTCTTGGGCTTTCTGAGTTGTTTAAGGTTAGCCTTGATATTATAGGTGTAGAGATTGACATACTTACATCAGAGAACTTACTAGACATTGACGGGGATACTTTAAATCTAACGGCAAAGGGTGAAAGGACAGCAGAGGAAGAAGAAGTACCTGATGCTATCATTATGTATTCCTACGAGCTAAGAACGCCAGTGATACCTTTAAAAGCTGGCGGCAAATCAAGAGATTTCTGTAGTCGTATGATGGCAATGGATAAAGTATATTCCCGTGAAGAAATAGACCTACTGCGTAACAATATGAAGAACGACGGATTTAGCGACTCTACAGACGTATGGTTAAGCCGTGGAGGTTGGTACAAAGAGCCAAACAATCAGAAAGCAGCAGTGCCATTTTGTAGACACATCTGGAAACAACAAATAGTAAGAAGAAAATGATATTATTAGCAAGCCCAGCCTATATTAAAGAAAACACGGTACTACACTATAACGTAGACGATGGCTACATCAAGCCACTAATATCTAGCGTACAGAATACTAAAATCATTCCTATAATTGGTAGTGCTTTATTTAATGAAATCACAGCACAAGTAGAGGCGGGAACGGTAACATCACTTAATGAGAATCTTATAAAGGAATACATAAGACCCGTGTTAAAGTGGGAGGTGTGCAGTCAGTATGTACGCACAGGTACTTATCAATTAAGAAACAAAGGAGCAGGTAGCAAGAGTGGTGATGGGTTTACTCCATTAGGTGAGGGGGAATTGTTTGCAGCTAAGAACATATTTAAAGATCAAGCTGACTATTATAGACTAACTTTGTCTAAATACTTAAGACAGAATGAAAACAGCTTCCCACTTTACAAAACACCACCAGTGGGGATAGACGTAGTACATCCTGAAAGAGAAACATTATGGCGAAGTCAGTTTATATTAGAAACAAAGAAGCACTGCTAAAGAAATATTGTGAGAAATTTAACGCTAAACAACATAAGCAGCATAATGGAGAAATTCGCAACGGATCACCCGCAAATAAACGCGGTACTTCGAGGTGATTTTCTTGATGTTGACAGAACTAAGAACCCGTCAGGGGTTTACTTAGTTTATGATGTTGTTAGTGTTAACCCAGCAGGCGACAACGGCATTACATACGCAATAGATGTTTTAATTTGTGAGAATGTCACAGAGATAAACAATGAGTCAAACACCTTATTTGCACAAAATGACTGTACATTTATAGGCTTAGACTTGTTAGCAGTATGGCAAAATTATAACGCTGTAAGTTGGACTGATAAAGACGTGATAGTAGAGCTTCCAAAGAACTGGGGGATGCAATTATTTGAGCAAAGATTTGATAGTTTATATTCGGGGGTACAAATGAATATGAACATAACAACGGGTTACGGTTATGCTAGATGTAAAGTACCAGTAACTCCAACAAACCAAGGTATCGGATTTATGGCAATACAATCAACATTTATAATAGGATAAAATGAGCGAACAAACAAAACCAATATTAAAAAGTTATTTTGAAACGGGCGACGTACCTACTCAGGCAGAGTTTGCGGACTTGGTGGATAGCTTAGGCTTACAGTCTGAGGTAACGGCTAACACGGCAAAGGATGGAATCACTACGGCACAAGCTAATGAGATAATAGCTAACAACGCAAAGAACGGGATAACTACAGCACAGGCAAACGAGATAATAGCTAATAATGCAAAGGTGACAGCAGACGCAGCAAACGTAGCCGCAGCAGGTGCATTAATGGATTCAGAGCTTGCATCTATAGCCGACGTAAAAGCACTAAATCAAAGTGTAGTAAGTGGAGCAAGTCCAGTTTTTGCTATAACTAACCAGACACTTAGTGCAGCAGCATTAGTAGTAGTAACAGAAACTAACGCTCAATCATTTGCGGACGGTGTAGATTCTGCATTATTAAAAGCAAGGGGTACGGGAGTAACAACTAGCTACGTTTCTACTGTAGCAGTTGGAGGCACTACGTTTGCACAGCCAGATGTTAGCGGTGAAATATACAGCGACCAAGGATACTTTTCTATACTTCACACAGGTGATACGGGTATAAGCGTAAATGATTTAACGTCTGCATCTACTTTCGTATACATAGATAACGCAGGAAATAGACAGCAACAAACATCTATACCAACCAGAGAAGATTGGAGCAGAAAAATGTTTACTATGCGTATATCAGTAGACACGGTAGCAGAAACAATTCTAGGTTTTGAGTACTTAAATAATCCTATTGGTCATTATGCAAATAGTATCAGAGACTTATACACGGCTCTTATTGCTCAGGGAGTACCATTTAAAGGGGGTCAAGTTGTTACGGGAAGAGCTGGAGATCTTGGCTTTGACGTATCAGCAGGGACTATTATGGAGTTTGGTGGGACTGGCGATATTAACAATGCCAATCTATTGAGCCTAGATGCAGTAGCAAATGCCACTTATGACCTACTCAATAGAACAACCATAGCCGCAGAAAATCAGACAAACCTTGTTAAGTTTTGGGATAACGCTGGAACTATTACAGCACTTGGCTCAACTACGGTGGTAGGGCATAGACTTTACAGATTTAGTAACGGTCAGTTTGCGATTCAGTACGGCCAAGGAAACTACGCTAATATAACATTGGCTCGTGCAGGTGTGCTACTAGAGGACTATGACTTAAACCCTCGTTTATTAAATGCCACTTTCTTTGGTTGGTGGTTAATTCAAGAAACTGCTACCAATACGGGCGGCACAACTTTAACAGATTTTAGAGAGTACACTATAGGAGTACAAGGTGGCAGCTCTAGCGGCTTATCTGGCTGCTTACTAAAAGGTAATAACCTTTCTGATTTACTAGACTCAGGAGCAGCAAGAACAAACTTAGAAGTAGTAGCTAGTACCTTAGCTAGTGAACCATCAGGCTCAGATAAGGTAGTAAATATGGTCAGTCTTACGCAGGCAGAGTATGACGCAGCTACTCCAGTATCTACTACATTTTACGCAATAACTACATAATGGCAATAAAACTAGGGACATCAGACATAAGCAAGGTATATCTAGGTGCTACTGAGGTAGCAAAGATATATTTGGGAGCTACAGAGGTGTATAGTAGTGGGTTCGATGCAGACTACCAAGATGTATTGGATTACGCAACATCTCAAGGCTATACATTGCCTAGTGCATCTCAACAAACCATCCAAAACAATTTAGTTGAGTCTTTAAAAACAGAGGGTTTTTGGAGTCGACTGGACAGTTTAGGAATGTTTGCCACTAATGGGGATAGTGATTTTGCGTTAATTGATTGGAAAAGATTAAGTGGTATGAGCGGGGTTAATGCTCCTGCATTTACAACAAATGTAGGTTTTCAAGGCGATGGTTCTACTTCTTACATTAACACTAATTTTAATCCAAGTACGGATGCAAGTAATTATACTCAAAATAATGCTGGGATAAGTATTTATCAAACTATTGTAAATGGTTTTATGGCTGGTACTTCTTCTTTTTCTGACGGAGAAGTTAGACTCAGGACAGACGGGCAGGGTATACAAATAAATGGGTCAATTGATAGAACAGCT